ATTACTTCTGGTAAAAACACCAAAGTAATTATCGTATCTACGCCACACGGTATGAATCACTTCTACCGTATGTGGCATGATGCGGAGAGAAGTAAGAATGAATATATTCCAACAGACGTTCACTGGTCTGAAGTCCCTGGTAGGGATGAAGTCTGGAAAGAACAAACCATTGCTAACACTAGCGAACAACAGTTTAAGGTCGAGTTCGAGTGCGAATTCCTTGGATCTGTTGACACGCTTATAAATCCAAGTAAATTAAGGACTCTAGTATACGACAATCCACAAACAAGAAATGCTGGACTAGATGTATATGAACCATCAATAGAAGGTCACGATTATGTAATGACAGTTGATGTTGCAAGAGGAGTTGGAGAAGACTATTCCGCTTTTGTCGTTGCTGATATAACACAGTTCCCCCATAGAATCGTGGCCAAATATAGGAACAATGACATCAAACCCATGTTGTTTCCCAATATTATCTATGAGGTAGCGAAGAGTTATAACAGTGCGTTTATCTTATGTGAGGTGAATGATATTGGAGATCAGGTTGCAAGTATTCTGCAGTATGATCTTGAATATCAGAATCTGTTGATGTGTTCTATGAGAGGTAGAGCAGGACAGATTGTTGGTCAAGGTTTCTCTGGCAAGAAGACACAACTAGGTGTCAAAATGTCTAAGACTGTAAAGAAGGTTGGATCACTCAACCTCAAGACGATGATTGAGGAAGACAAACTTATCTTCAATGACTATGAGATTATCTCTGAATTGACTACCTTCATATCAAAGCACAATTCATTTGAGGCAGAAGAAGGTTGTAATGATGACTTAGCAATGTGTCTGGTTATCTATGCTTGGTTGGTTGCACAGGATTACTTCAAAGAACTGACAGACCAAGATGTTCGTAAGAGATTGTATGAAGAACAGAAGAATCAGATTGAACAGGACATGGCACCCTTCGGTTTTATGGATGATGGATTAGGAGAAGAAAGTTTTATTGATGATGATGGTGACAGATGGTTCAATGCATCTGAGTATGGACAAACTGCTGGTGGTATGGATTACATGTGGAAGTACTAAATGGAGTTAGATGATTTAGACGGACAACTTAGACTAGGTCATCTACTTCTACAGGATAGGAAATGTAGAACTTGTGGGGAGATAAAGAATTTAGTTGATGGATTCTACAGAACTAGAAAAGATAGAGGTCCAGTAGCATCATCATACTCCTACGAGTGTAAGGATTGTACGATAGAAAGGATAATGAAGAACAAAAAATGTAAAAATGATTGGGTTTATCCCGACTGGTAGTTCACGTCACGTTTCCCCTGTCAAAAGACCCGTTTTGATAAATATTTTCAGATAAACTGAGATTCAAACGGAGAGAAACATGGCGACTCCTCAATTATCTCCTGGTGTATTAATCAGGGAAGTTGACTTAACCGTAGGAAGAGCTGATAACGTTCTTGATAATATCGGTTGCATTGCTGGACCTTTTTCTATCGGTCCTGTTGATGAAGCAACGAACATTACCACGGAACAAGAACTTATCGATACTTTCGGTAAGCCACTGTCAACTGATACACAATATGAGTATTGGATGAGTGCCTCATCTTTCCTCTCATATGGCGGCGTCCTTAAGGTTGTAAGAACTGGTTCAACGACCGGCACCCTTATGGTCAATGCAAACGCTGGTGTAGGTATTGCTTCAACCACGACCCTCAAGATCAACAACTACGACGATTATCTTGAGAACCACGCTGACGGCGAAGATACCGATTACACCTGGGCAGCAAAGAACCCTGGAACCTGGGGTAACGGACTTAGAGTTTGCGTCATTGACGACGCTGCAGACCAAGTTCTTGGTATTACGACCACTAACCTGAGCAACGCTGGCGCTACGATTGGTTTCGGTGTTACTGCTTCACTGGTTGGTCAAGTCATTGCTGGTTCTGGTTCAACCTCAGCATTCGATGGTTACCTGAAGGGCATCATCACTGGAGTCTCAACCGACGCAACCAACAGCGTATCGACCATCGACGTTAAGGTTGTCTCAAGAGTTTCTGCAGCAGGAACTGTGACCAAGATTGACTATGCAGAAGGAAATGCTGTACAGTCCTTCGATACCTCCGACACTGTATTCTTTGTCAACAACTCTGGTATCAACACTGGCGCATTCGGCGCTGGCGCTGGAACTTCACCTGCAACCGCAGTTGACTGGTATGATCAGCAGACCCTGGCACTTGATAGCACCACTCTGTTCTGGAAGTCAATCGCTCCAAGACCTGTTTCCAACGTATACACTACCAACAGAAACGGCGAAGGCGACGGTATCCACGTTGCAGTTGTTGACGATCTCGGAACGATCACTGGAACTCCTGGTTCACTCCTTGAGAAGCACGTAAGTCTCTCCAAGGCAAAGGATGCAATCTCCAACGTTAACTCCCCAACCAAGATCTGGTACGAAGGATACGTTGCAGAATTCTCCGAGTATGTCTACGCAGGTAGCAATCCTGGCGCATCTTCTGATACCTATCACGGTACTCACCCAAGAGCAACTGGATTCTCAACTGACTACACCGCAGTTACTGTTGGCGATGGTCTCTGGGGTCTGGACGCACAAGACGTTACCTTCAACGCAATCGGTAACGTAGGTTACACCCTCGGCGGTGGTGTTGACTACTCAGTCAACAAAGGTATGAAGGCAGAACTGAGCAGTCTGATTACTTCATACGGTCTCTTCTCCAATAAGGATGAAGTAGAGGCAGATTACCTGATCATGGGTCCTGGTTGCACCGAAGAGTTTGAGTCGCAAGCGAAAGCAAACTACTTGATCTCCGTTGCAAACCAAAGAAAGGATTGTGTCGCAGTTGTTGGTCCTCACAGAGGAAATCTGATTGGACAAAACAACACTGAAACGCAAACCACTAACCTGGTCAAGTACTTCAGCACCATCTCAAGTTCCTCCTACGGCATCTTTGATGCTGGTTACAAGTACACATATGATCGCTTTAACGGTGCATTCCGTTATGTCCCAACCAACGCTGACGTTGCTGGTCTGATGACTCGCACCGCTATCGTTGCTTATCCTTGGTTCTCACCTGCTGGTCAGCAGAGAGGAATCATCAACAATGCAGTCAAACTTGCTTACAACCCAAGCAAGGCACAAAGAGATCGCCTCTATCAGGCAAGAATCAACCCTGTTGTTACAAAACCTGGTATTGGAACTCTCCTCTTCGGAGACAAGACTGCTCTCGGATATGCATCCGCATTCGACAGAATCAACGTTCGCCGCCTGTTCCTGACGGTTGAGCAAGCACTCGAAAGAGCAGCAGAAGCACAACTCTTTGAACTCAACGATGAGTTGACGAGAGCAAACTTCAAGAACATTGTTGAACCTTATCTCCGTGATGTTCAGGCAAAGAGAGGTCTCTACGGATTCCTGGTTGTTTGTGATTCCACCAACAACACTCCTGACGTTATTGACAACAATGAGTTTAGAGCGGACATCTTCCTGAAGCCAACGAAGTCCATCAACTACGTCACCCTGACGTTCGTTGCAACCAGAACTGGCATCAGTTTTGAAGAAGTTGCTGGCACTGTTTGATACATTGGCAATAAATAACTAAACGGAGGATTAAAAAATGCCACACACTATTCAGGACTTCAAATCAACCCTCATTGGGGGCGGCGCACGCCCCAATCTATTTGAGGTAGTTCTCACTAATGAATTCCCAGGTTCGGAAGGCTATGATGCAGAGGATTTCTCAATTCTCTGCAAGGCAGCACAGTTGCCCGCATCGAACATCGCTTCAATCGATGTTCCTTTCAGAGGTAGAACCTTCAAGGTTGCTGGAGACAGAACCTTTGATACCTGGACTGTTACCGTCATTAACGACATTAACTTCAGAATTCGCACTGCCATGGAAGCATGGATGCAGTCTATCGGACAATATTCCGATGGATCTGGTTTCACTGACCCTGCTGACTATCAAGTCGATGCAGTTGTCAAGCAATTCAGTAGAGCAGCTTCAAACCTTGCTTCTGTTGAAGGCAACGGAATGGATGTTATTAAACAGTATAAGTTCTATAGCATCTTCCCAACCAACATCTCTGCTATTGATCTGTCTTACGACTCTACAGACACCATTGAAGAATTCACTGTTGAATTCCAAGTTCAATATTGGTCTCCAATGACGGGTGAAAACTGATCGACTAAATAATAGCGATTAGTTCAATCGGTAATAATGTCGTCCAAATTATTTGGGTTCTCTATTGAGGACAACGAACCACAAAGTAAAGGCGTAGTCTCCCCCGTTCCTCAGAACAATGAGGACGGGGTTGACCACTATCTTACTAGTGGTTTTTTTGGTTCATATGTTGATATTGAAGGCGTATTCAGAACAGAGTTTGATTTAATCAAACGCTATCGTGAAATGGCTCTGCATCCTGAGGCAGATAGTGCCATCGAAGATATTGTAAATGAAGCAGTTGTTTCAGATACTAACGATACACCTGTCGAAATTGAACTTTCAAACCTTAATGCTAGTGATGGTATTAAGAAAAAAATTCGTCAAGAGTTTAAATATATCCTTAGTTTATTGGACTTTGATAAGAAGGCACACGAAATCTATAGGAATTGGTATATTGACGGAAGACTTTACTACCATAAAGTCATTGATATCAAGAATCCACAAGAAGGTATTCAAGAGCTTCGTTATATTGACGCAATGAAAATGCGTTATGTAAGGCAGCAAAAGAAGAAAGAGAGTGATAAACTCCGCCTTGCAAACATGAATTCTGATAATCCTCTGGAGTATGAGTTCCCAGAGATCGAAGAATACTTCATCTATAACCCTAAAGCAGTCTATCCAACTGGTAGCCCCAGTGCAATGACTGGTGGTAATAAGGGAATTAAGATGGCAAAGGACTCCATCACCTATTGCACCTCTGGTCTTGTAGATAGAAATAAAGGAACTGTCCTTTCATATCTCCATAAAGCAATCAAATCACTCAATCAACTCCGTATGATTGAGGATTCACTGGTTATCTATCGTTT